GAGAGGGTGTGGCGCATAATATTTATGCGGTATGCAACCAGCTGTACGTTTTGAGGTGTGTACCCTTGATCTGCATTGATGCGGTCAATGCTGGCGTTGAACTCTTTGTGACCGCCACCATCTATGTGATGTGTCATGTTCACGCCTGAGATAGCGCACTTACCGGCTTGCGCTTCCCAGATATCAATCAGGTCTTCTGGTTCTAGGCACCACTCGTGTGTTTCTTTGCGGGAGTACTTTAGTTTAGAACACAGCCGTCTGAGGTACTGATCATACCCAGCGCTGTACATTCGGTTGCGCGAACTAGCTTTGCAAGAATTGCAGATACCACGCGCACCGCCTTTCTTGTATTGCTCATACTGCTCTGTCGGCAGATCACGCTTGCAGTTCTTGCAAGTCTTGGTACCCAAAGAGCGTGCCCCCGCGCCCATTAGTTGTGCTAATAATAAAGCTCAGAAATTTTTTTGCAAAATTTATATCTGAATCGCTCACACACTATCTCCCCTTCCGCTGGCTGACCAACCCCAAACCCGGATCCGGCATCGTGAACCTTGTTTTGTATCCGCTAGTTGGAACCTTGTTAGCCAGTAACCCCTTTCCTCCTTCGTCGTCTAGGAGCAGTCGTCTATGTGTCTTTAACTAATAGGAGATAGACATGTTCGATTTAATAACCACGGTACGTAATTTATTCCGCAAGCAGAAGCTCCTGCCTTGGCAAGAGGAAATGATGCACGGCGACTTCGACACAGCAATGGAGATGCTCAAGCGCCACAACGCTGCACAGGACAAAGCGGACGGTATGGTCTGCGAGTGCGAGCTTTGTAAAGAGAACGAGCAGATAGAAGATTGGCTGGCTGACTACTACGCAGAAGACGAGTGGGAGGACATGCCGCTGTTTCGCGAGCCGTGCGACCCGAAGGATTACGCAGCTTACCCACCTTCAGTAGACGGAGGTGCAGCATGATCGACGCAATCTGGTTCGTGTTCTGGGTGCTCATCGTTCCATGTGCCGTCGTGGGCTGGGTCGAGTTTCTCTGGTCCGTGTATCGTGATTCACGGTCCACGGTTCGTCGTCCACGGTCTATGGCCCGCAAGCTCACGCCTCACGAGTACAGTCTCAAGTGGCAACGCGCTGAGTGGGAGCGACGTCGTCGCGAGCGCAGGGCACTGTGACACCACTTTACGACTGTGACACCTCGTTTCGTGTAGTGTCACAGTTCTCTAAGTGTTTGTTTTACATCTACTTTTTATATGTTTCCTGCCTACTGTGACACATGTGACACCTCAACTAACTTAGTACAGAAACAGTTCTTTATTTTTAACAGTTTTGTTTTTCAACTTAACTTTTTTAGCTTTTGGTGTCACAGCTGTCACAGTTTTTGGCTTTATCTAGACAAATCAATAACTTAGCTCATCTATCGTGGTGTCACAGTGGTGTCACAGTAGTGTCACAGCTGGTGTCACAGTAGGTGAACCACGGTCCACGGAGGACGAATCATGCATCACATTTACGAAGAAGAGCACATGTACGTCTACGAGGTAGGCATGCAGAACCCAGATCGTTGCTGGATCAACAGCGACAGAGATGTCTGGTATCGCAACCCACATTACTCTGGTCCTGAGCAACCTCATCCAGAGTTCGGTGAGCTTTACGAGCCGCCAGCTGGCTACAAGTGGGTCGAATCAATGCCCCTTCAGGCTCCACCACTTAACGACAACGTCAGCAACAGCACTGACTACCCAGACGATATCCCGTTCTAAGGAGGACGATTCAATGTTCAAGTTCATCTTATTTTTGTTTTCTGGGTTGGTAGCTATGGTCGCAGCAGTTCACACATACAGCTTCGTAATGTATGACCAATACTTGCTTGCAACTATCACATTCTTGTACTTCATCTGCGGCACATTCATGGCTGCAGCACTCATCCAACTTGGGAGGACTAAGTAATGGCTACACCACTCAAAGTAATCATCGCAGGCTCACGCACATTCATGGATTACGATCAGCTTGCAGAGCGTTGTGATCACTTCTTATCTCGCGAGGTAGGTAAGCGACCAATCCAGATAGTCTCAGGCACTGCACGTGGAGCTGACCGCCTTGGCGAGAAGTACGCACGTGAACGCGGCTTCGACCTCGCTAGATTCCCAGCTCAGTGGGACAAGTTCGGTCGTTCAGCAGGCTACAAGCGCAACGTACAGATGGCTGAGTACGCTGACGCATTGATTGCATTCCCGCTCGGTGAAGCACGTGGCACGAACCACATGATACGAATCGCGCAAGACCAAGGCCTCACCGTCAGGGTGGGTAACAAAAACACGACTCCTCATTCTTCGTCGTCGGGCAGTCATTTTTGTGAGCATTTCGCTCTATAAACAGGAGGTTTGTATGTTTTCTACCACTCAATTCGCTGCTAAGTCTCGTGACTTTGCTAAGCGTACTTTGCAATACATCAATGAGAACCCCGGCGAACTTATCATGTTTGTCATGGGTATCATGCTCATTGACATCGATAACACGCTCGAATCAATTGAAGAGCATGAAGAAGTACAGACTGCCTTTGACCTTTGGCAGTATGACAACCAAGGAGGTGTGTAATGAACAATCCACTACCACTCAACTTTGAGTCAGATCATTGGGACTGGCTCGTAGACCACGAAGCACAACTCGTGGATCACGGTACACATGACGTGGATCTTGATTCTGTGCTTAACTTTATTAGTCCAGCTAATAACACAACAACCAACCTAGAGGGATCTAGCTATGAGTAATCAAACTTTCGTACCACAGGCTTTCTACGCTCTTACCGAGTACAACAACTTCAAGGGCAAGACAGCTCAGTACGTCTCTAACCAAGACGGCGCTACGACCATCGACCAATACGTCGAGGCGTTCCTTGCTGCTGTCGAGAACGAAGACGCAGTTGTTCACCGCTTGTCAGTGCTTGGTTCACTCCAAGACCTCATGAACAAGTGCTCTTGGAACGCACGTAAGTTGTTCAAAGCCAACGTCGCTAACCTCGACCAAGACAACAACGGCGCACCTTGGGGGCTTGAGGCTTCTGAGCGTGTACGCCAGCTGGTCGATGTCGACGCTGACAACGAGGAGCTAGTCAAGATTCTCGAGTCCGACTTCGAGCAACTGCAGTTGGTTCACACGATCCTGAGCCAAACCACTGGCATCGATACTCCGCTCTACTACTTCGTAGAGACTGAGCGTCAGCCAAACGGTGACTGGGTCGACGTAGTTCATGCAGAGTCGTTTGACGATGCAATGACTGCGATGGACAACATCGTTGACAAGCTCAACGAGAAGGCTCGTGAAGACGTACGTGGTTCCGTACGTGACGCATTGGCTGGCTTAAAGAAAGCAGCCTAACTTCAAACCCCGCTGTTCTATGAGCAGTGGGGTTTTTTTCTACCCACCACACAGGAGGTGTCATGTTCTTAACAGGTCTCATTGCGGCGTTAGCCATCATATTCCTACTGCTCAAGTTCAACTTCCGGCGCGTACTCCAGCACGACATCTCGATCGACATCGGGGTCACTATCGTGCTGTGCATGCTTTTCGCCGGTACATTCGCAGGCATGATGACCGGCCTCGTTGCTGGCTGCATCATTTCCATCTTCCTCTTTGTTTCCAAAAAGTTTTTCGGCTACGAGCGCTTCGGCGTCATCAAGACCGACAAGTTTCCGTACCGCAAATTCGGTTGGATCAACGTGCCACCGGGGGGTAAGTAATGAAATTCGATCTTAATTATTGCATCCACGAAGGCGAAGACTCGTGGTTCGAATACGACGCACGAGGGATAGAACTGTGCCGTGTGTGCGACAAATGCAGAGACGTGAAGCTTGCTAACTATCGGCAAGACGTCTTGCGCGATTCTAACTACGAAGCCGACGAGGATATTGAACCGTAATGGAGTACCCCTTCGACTGCCCCGCCTGTGACCAGCGTTACTGGCGGGAAAACTCAATTGTGTGGGACGAAGAATACGACGACCACATCTGCCACCACTGCTCGGATGAACTGCAAGCCGAGCGACAAACCATAGCCCATGCAGAGAAAGGAGATATGTAATGGACACTAAACAAGAAACCAGAGAGATAGTCAGAGACATCGAAGCAGTCAAAGAACGCATCGAAGAACTCACAACTTGGTGGCCTGAAGATGTAGGCACCAACCATTTGCTCTGGCAC